GAGCAGGGCCTACAAATCATGCGTCCGCGTATCGAGGGCCGGAGTTTTCACCCTTACTACGAACGGACGGTTGACCGAAAAAAGCTGTACAAGGCGATGATGACAGGCGAATGCTTGTCTGATTACCTGCATACGTTTACTGGGCGTGAAGACGCGGATCAGTTCGCCATTCGGAAGGAAATCACGCAGGAATGTGTTACGCCAGCGGTTAATGAGGCGGCGGCAAAGTTCTACAAAACGAACCGCTACCCGAACATTGAGAAGGACCTGTATTATGAGAATAAAACGGGTAATATCGACGCGCTGAAAGAGGCGCTATCCAAATTCTGCTTTGAGGGCGACGTTCAGGCGTACATGGCGACTGAGTACGACCGGCGTTCGTTGATCGACCCCAATGCGTTTTTGGTGATTGATTTTGGCGAGTTTGACATACTGCAAAACCAGCGCGCGGAAACATACGGCGTGTTCATTCCATGTGAAAACGTGGTGGATTTTGAGTATTTGCCAAATGACGTGCTTAACTACTTGGTTATTTCGCAGTGCTTCTCATTCTACGATTCTGAGGGAGTTCAGCAGGACCTCACGGATTACATCGGATACCTTGGCGACGACATTCTAGTGTTTGCCGAATATCACGAAGAGCGAAAATCTCCGAATCCGAGCGCTACGATTGAGGAAATCGGAACTTGCTCATATTACGTTTACGCATTGAGCCCGAAAGCCGGCCAAGTTCAGGCGTTCAGGCTGGGCTACATCAAAGACCCGATTGCCAACTACAAAACCTGCATTTCGCCGCTGGACGCCGCCGAAACGGTGGTAATGGACCTGATTAATGACAAGTCCGAATACGACCAAACAAAGCGTTTTCACGTGTTCCCGCAGAAAATGCAGTTTGTGGATGATTGTCCGGGGGAAAACAGCATAAAAACCTGCGATCGTGGGCGAACGCCAAGCGGCGACACTTGTGCTGTGTGCAAAGGAACCGGGAAAGTTCCGATTCATACCAGCTCTGCCGACGTGCTCACATTCTCAGTGCCGAAAGACAAGGATGATTTCTACATCCCATTGTCAGAAATGGTGCATTACGCAAAGCCGGACATTGAAATTATTCAGCATTTGCGCGAGGACGTAGAAAAGTCTCAATACAAGATTCTCCGCGCCATATTTGCCAGCGAAAGCGTGGTAAAAACAGAAGGCGCAACCGACATAACCAAAACGGCAACCGAGTTCATTCTCAAAGACGACGACCTCAACAACATCCTTACACCGTTCTGCGAGCAAAAGGTGAAGTTTTACAAGTTCATCATCCGACAGGTTGCCGAGTTCAATGACCTAGCCGAGAAGCTGGTAATTATCTTCAAGTACCCCGAATCAAAGCGTATTCAGTCGGTTGAAGAGTTGCAGGACAAACTCGCGGCCATGGTTTCGCAAGGCGCTCCGACGCCACTTCTCAATGCGGTAGAAAACGAAATTGCTTCCAAACGCTATATAGATGATCCTGATGGCCTGAACGAGTACGAGATAATCAACTCGCACAGGCCATTCAGGAATCGCAAAGAGTCTGATGTGCAGTTTGCAATCGGCGCGGACATTGTCCCGAAATGGATTGAGGTGCTTTGGGCGAACTTTGAGGTTATTATGGAGGAAATCATTCAGGATGAATCTTTCTTTGATAAGAAATATCCTGAACGCGCGGCAATCGTAAAAGCAGCGGCGGAGAAATTGAAAGCGGACCTGGAACCAGCAGAGCCGACAACGCTTTTAGGTAGTGGCGCAGGATCGCAACAGCAGCAACCAACCGAATAACAAATATGTACACATTTGACGAAGAGAATCCGATTGCCGAGGCGCTTGAAGGCGTGTTCGCTGCGATTGAAAAAGAAAAGAACAAAGGATTTTTAATCGTAAGCTCACCATCCGAAGAAAAGCGTGAGCAATTCGTTCGTGAGTTTATGCGTGCTGGATACCATGTTTCACAACCCATTTCAACCGGCAAAACAGCCATCGTTTGGGATGATAGCCAATTGGAGGATTTTAGAAGGTCTGGGTATTTGTTTGAGCAGGCGGTTAATCCAGAACAATGACCGAAAAAGACATAGACAAACGGGTTAACGCGATTCTTCGCCTTCAAGATGCGTTCACAGGGCGCGTTAAGGATGCACAGGCGAGTCTGTATGAATATGTCCTAGAATCCTGGGAGGATTTGCGAAAATCGACATTGCCTACCTTCAAAAAGGTTTGGGGCAAGTTCTTTGAAACGGACTATGAACCGCTGATTGAGTCGTTTGCCGCCGATATGCGCGAGGTTGTAAAGCTCAATGAGGTATATTTTGATGCAAAAGTTCCGACAGAGCAGCTTTTTGAACAGTTGGGCATAAGCGAGGCCGGGGCAATCACGAAAGAAGGCTACGTTTCGACTATTTTGCAGGATCAGACGGTGAAGCGCGAGGTTCAAATAGCTATTTCTCGCACCAAGCAACTCAAAATAGATCAGAAGGTTAGGGAGGATATAAAGACACTCATCAAAGGCACTCCGAAAACTGAAACAGCCGCAGCCAGGCCGGGCGTGATTGAGAAGTTCGCAGACCAAAGCGTTACGCCTACTTACAACGAGGCGGACCGGATTGTTCAAAACGACATGGCGATTGTCAGCTACATGGATGCCGGAATGTACACCGGCGGATTGATCGACGGATCGAGGCCGTTTTGTGTCGAGCGTAACCGGAAAATATTCCTTCGCAGCGAGATTGCGAAGTTTGGCACCAGTGAGGATAAATGGGGCGGATACACGGACAAATCAACTGGCACATTCAGCGGAAAGCCTAAAACAGGCTACGATCCGTTTACGATGTTGGGCGGATACAAGTGCCGGCACCACCTTTCCTGGCTCGCTGACGAGTTCGCGATCCGAAAAGACCCTACGTTAGAGATTGTTGACGGGAAGCTGGTTCGTAAATCCAAATAGCCATGTATAGTATTGACATTGAGAGAAATGACCCTGATTATATGCTTTTAGGCATTCAGGTTGCAAATGGGGAGTGCCCGAACAGGGGAATGTTCTATTTGCTGTCGTTCGGCTTTTTGATTTTCACCATCAACATTTATAAATGGCGCAAGGCATAGATTTTTCAAGTTTTGTTTGTTATTAATAATTTATTTTCTTTGGAAATATGAACAAGCTCGTAACAGCAAAAAAAGACGGCAAGATTCGGAAATTCCCGCAAATCGGCCTCGAAAAAATGGGTATGGACCCGAACGGCAAAACCTACGACGGATGGGAAATCATTGATGACATCGAAGACCCCGCCGAAGTGAAGGAGGCGAAAGCAAAACGCGCAGCCGCCAAGCCGAAAGCTGACGGACCGAAGAAGGAAGCAAAGGCCAAGCCGAAAGCTGACGACAAAACTGGTGACGAATCTCAAACCGTAAATTCAGAGGAAAATGGAAATCCAGAAACAGAAGAAGGGGCCGACGCCGGTTCAAATGATCCCGGTAGCGAAGGGTAGAATCCCGCACACCGTAGGGTCGGGCACCAAAAAACAACCTGATTACATTCAAAAGGTTATCAAAAATGGCTAAGACAAAAATCCTGGTTCTTGAACACAAGGACTCATTCGTTCGCCAAGAAGTAAGCGAAGAAGAATACGAGACTTGGCAGCAGCGCATTAAAGACAAGTACAAATTGAAATCAACAAAGGAGGTGGAAACGCCTGCGGAACTTGAAAAGAAAAAATAGGTAGTCCCACCATACGGGAATAATGCTTGGCCGCCGGGCTCGAAACGGACCGAAAAACATTTTTCAACCTGGGCAGAAGTGCTTTAAACTTTTAGGGTGAATCCCGTATCTTCATTAGTATGGAAAAAGAACAACTTATCCAGTTATTTGCGGCGACGCTGAACATCAAACCGGAGAAATTCGCAGAGATCGAAGAAGCAGAAGACGCAGAGGCACAGATCAAAGAATTGAGCAAAGCGGCTCTAACCAAAAAGTTCAATGAAGGCCACGGTAAAGGACTCTCCAAAGGCACAAAAGAGCTTGTAGAAGCCATCAAAAGCGAGTTGGGTGTTGATTTTTCAGGCACAACAGGGCAAGAAATGGCAGAGTCGCTTAAAAGCGCAGTTGCAGAGATCGAAGGTGCGGAGTTAACCGAAGAAGCCATCAAGGGTTCGGACGTTTATAAGGCGGCGATTGCCGAAAAGGTGAAGCTCGAACAAAACTTCAACAAGGCAGTCGAAAAGGAGGTTAAAAAGCAGTCAGCGGCAGAGCGAGAAGCGCTTCAAAAAGAACTCAAAGCAGCAAAGAAAAGCTCTATCAAAACAGAACTTGAAGTTGTTGCAGAAAAGTGGCTAGAAGATGAAGGGGCTTTACTGTCAGACGACCCGGCCAGGCGCAAGCGGCAGATTAAGGAGTTCGTCAACAAGCTGGATGCTTATGATATTGAAAAGGACGAGGACGGTGATTATATGTTCACCAAAGACGGCAACGCGATTAACAACGCGGAAGGCCACAATGCAAAGGTGAGCGACATTTTCCGGGAAAACGACTACCTGTTCAATTTCAACAAAACCAAGCCTCGCACAAGCACCGGGCTCAATCCTTCGGGAAGCGGCACGCCAAAGGGTAAGTTTGAACATTTCAAAGGCACATTGCCTACTAATGAGGCCGAAATGGACGCTCTGCGAATGGAGCGTGTTAACGGCAAGATTTCAAGGGAAGCATTCAAGGAGGCAGAAGCAGCATACGCCGAAACACAAGCAAAATAATGGCACTTGGCGATTTTTCACCATCCAATATGTGTAAGCTCATCCTGTCATTGGATGATGCGATGAATGACTCACGCGTACAGCAGCGCCACCAACTCATGCCTCCTATCGGTATCCTTGACTGGATTAAGACGGTAGAGACGGCTAACTGGAACTCTGTACGTCCGGCAGACCGCTACTGCGAGGATTTTGATGTGACATGGCTGCAAGAAAGCGACACCGCTGCGGTTGTACACACAAGTCAGACATATTTGCACCGCGCTCCGTGTACTATTTCCGGAGAAGAGCTCGAATCTAAAAAGAAAACCTACACACTCAGCAAGTCAGTTGACTACACGCTGAAAGTGAAGGACGAGGATTGCGGCAACATCTTCTCATGGGAATCAAAGGTTTCTTTGGGCCTTTTGCAGGGATACAAAAAACTGCTCGTGGCGCTCGCACAGGCAATGCCTGGATATTTGCACTCGCTTTCCGGCGAAAACCTTGTTAACGACGTTGCGGATGGCGCATTGCCTGGCAATATAGGAACCGATAGCGGAGCAGGCTACACAGAGTTGAACTTCGAAGGTGGAACAATCGCTGCAAGCCAGCTTATTCCTTACCTGACCTATGTTTCTACGCTCAACAAGCTACAAAACCCCATCATCCTGGATGGCGGCGCGTTCTTCCTGAACTATTGGGATGCGCAGGCGAAAAAAGGCACAGGCGCGGGTGATGTAGGCGATGCGAACTACTGGGCGGCGTTGTTCACAAACTATCGTCAGGATATTGTGAACATGCTTGCGGCTGGATATTCTGGCTCAATGTTCATTGCGGACACTGGAAACCTTGCGATGCCATTGGTTTCTTACTTCCCTCGCATGGGAGACGGAAACCACGTTGTAGGTGACAAATACATATACTCTGTGCCAATGCCAGGTGTGACTATCGGCGGCCAGCAAGTGTACGTTGACATGACTTACACCAAAGCAGAGGAACAAATCGGTTCAACAGGCCGTTGCCAACTGGTTCACACCTTCCATATGGAGATCAAATGGGATATTTGGCAGGCACCAGCTTACACAACTGATCCTGTCACCGGCCTGATCGAGTTCCGTCTGGCACCAGCAGCATAATATGGCTTCAAACTGCTATAACCTTTGGGTGGAAAAGCAGAACACCAAAGGTCAAAAAAAATGGGTTAACACAGGCCCCGCATCGGACGGGGCCTGTGTTGGTTGCCCTGAACCGCAATATCCGACGGCGGGGACATGGAATGGTTATTCTGCTGGTTGTAAAGACGGAGATATTGTTAAATTTGTAGCTGACGGAAGCGGCGGGTTGATGGAGAGCAATGAAATCCTTGTTGAGGATTCAAGCGTTTGCAGCGGCAGCCAGTTTCTCGGACCAGGACGAATTTCAGACTATTTCTAATGGCAGCAAACCTCACCGAACACTTATTGGCAAACAAGGTTATTCACATGAATAACTTTTTCAGTAGAGAGACAGCACAGCAGCTTTATGACGACATGAGCGCTAATGCTGTCTTTCTTTCTTCTGTGGTATCAGACCGGCGCGGCGAATTGAACGCAACAGAGGACACGGCGCATGGTCACATTTATACCGAAAGCCGGATAAGTGAAACTGCTTTTCATCACTCGTATTCTCAATTTTCGCGGGAATTATTGGAAAGATGCACCGAGTCAATCGCAGATATTCTAGGAGTAGATGTTGACAGATTCGAGCCATGGCAATGCACGCGTTATGGAATAGGTGGTAAGTTTGACTATCACGACGATTGCGGCAACTGGGCGAGCAATGAACGGCTTTACACAATTCTGTTCACTGTGCGCGGAGCATATAAGGGCGGGTCTACCCATTTTCAGCGTTTAGGCATCGAGATTCCCAGCGAGACAGCCAGCGTTATTATTTGGCGCAACCTGAATGAGGATTATCTTTGTGATGGAATGTCGCTGCACGCCGGGCTTCCGGTTGAGCAGGGCGAAAAAATGATTCTTGTAACTTGGGTTAGACGCTTTGCTTATGTATCCTGACTGCCTTAAAGACCTTGTTGGCCTCGTTCATTTTGACACTGACTGCCTTGATGGTACTGATATTTCCAATGTATCCACGTTGGATTTGTTCGTATCTCAGGATGTGGCATACGATAACTGTCGGTTAAAAGGCGGAGACACTACGTGCGACCTTATCAAGCTGATGGACGAATGCCGGGAAGAGGCTTTGAAGAAAATTGCGGTCGATTTAGGCGCGGTGCTTTCTGAAAAGATCAAAACGCGCAAAGCAGACAACTATTTCATTGGTCAAAATGAATTTGGTCCGTACCTGTCGCCGTCACTCATTCCCGCGCAGCCTGAAATATCCATCTTTACGGAATATCAGCCAGGTGCATTCGTCCGGATTGACAAGGTTGCGCTGATGATTTATCCTAAGGCGGGGCCAATGGATGTCGAATTGAAGTTCTACAAGGTGTTCGCAGATAACGACTTGGAAGAGTCTTTCACTCGCACAATCCATTTGGAGCGCAACGACAAGACGCCGTATCCTATTGTCTCCGTAACGCTGCCATGCGACGGCTTCGAATACCGCGTGTCATACAACTACAATTCGGCCACAATGGACGTGCCTGACAGCAATTATCACTGCGGATGTGGTGACAAGCTAAAATCGGCGCGTGGTTTCATTAAAGAAAACCCGTCAAAAACATACGGGATTAGCCTATATACGACGCTTTTGTGCGCGTCAGGGTTGTCCGTGTGTGCTTTGTTGAAAAGCGATGATTATTTGCTTGTTATTGGGCGCATGATTCGTCTTTTGACAATCACCTACCTGCTTCAAAAAATATTCAATCGACAAGAGGTTAATCGGTTTACATTGTTGTCTTCGGAGGATATGCAAAATCAGATTGTTAACTATGACGCGGATTATAACTTTCGCCTTACCTGGTTTTCTGCTCAAAAAAACTTCGAAGTTGACGGGTTTTGCCTCACTTGCAAAACCGGCGGTATGGGCGGTAGTAAGCTCAACCTTTTAACGGGCCGCAAGGCTTAACGCCATGACCCCGCAAGAGTTCGCTGCCAGGCTGAGACGTGATCGTGAAATTATCGCCAACGCGGCAGAGTCTATTTCAAAGGACATTGCTGAGTCGGTTCTGACACTAATTAAGGACCGTAGCATAAACGAAGGTATTTCTTTGGACGGGGTTGATGGTAAAAAAGCACAATATTCAACGCGGCCTACTAAAACGGCTAAGTTCAAAGGCAAAGAACTTAATGCCGCCGGATCGAAATACATTGCGGCAAACATTATGGGTACATGGCACGAGTTCAGAAAGGCGCAGGGCCTACGAAGCGAGCCGGTCAATCTTTCCTATACGAACGATATGTGGAAGGGCATACAGGTCACGAAAACAACCAGGACCGCCGACGGGAAGGCCACAAGCGAGGTAGGCAGCTACGACAAAGAGGTGCAAGAGAAGATCGAGTCCAATTCGTACAGGTATGGCGACTTTCTCGACCCGCTGCCGGAAGAGGTTCAAATGGCGCAAGAGGTCCAGCGCGAGAAAATCCTGAAAATATTGCAGTATTAACCATAAACGAAAACTCACATGAAATGCGTCAAATGCAACAAAGACAAAAAGGTCGTTCATAGAACAGCCCCATTAGGTCAAACCCCTGCAAATTGGATGTGCGAGCCATGCATAAAGTCCAGTGAGCCGGAGCTACATAAAAACATTCACGAAGACACGGATTTCGTAGAACTATTGCAAGTGCTATCCTAAATGTATGTCAAAATTAAAGATGTGGTCCCCAAATGCACCGAAAGATCGGAAGGTGAGCGCGTCTTTAATGCTTTTGATACGTGCGTAACAGACTGCGGCTGTATCAGCCTGGACTTTTACGATATTGTTAATGTGACAGAGGATTTTATCTTTGCATTATTAGGCAACATTGCCAAGCAGGACGCGCAAGCAATAACCAGGATACAGTATGTCAGAGTCCACGGCCACATTAAAACCAAATTCAAAAAGGCGGCTAAAATCGTTTTGGATGCAAGCTAAGGCGTGGTCTTTGCTGGCGCTGTACGCTTTGTTGGTTCTGATAGCGCGCGTTATAACGGCGCTGATCATAATCGTAATGTGCCCTGTATTCGTGCTGTTTAACCTGATATGGGGAGGTAAAAAAACCGGGGTATTCATGGAATACTTGGGCGACATCCTTAAAAAGAAATCGTTATGACGCGCGAGGTAGCACGTATTTTGGCTGAATCGTTGATTCCTCTTTACAACAAAGAGGTCGTCACTGTGCTGACGGGGCTTGTAAAAACTGTTTCACAGGAGCGAAATAATAACACCATTCGGTTCCCAGTGCCGTATGACACCAACAGCGGAGCGGTTCAAATTGAAAATAGCGCGTTGGTGCCAGATAAAACGCAGCGTGCGATCATTTACTTCGAGGGATCTGATACCAGTATTACAGACTTCGATAAACGCAAAAGTCAAGCAAGTTCTGCGTTAAAGCTGGTGTGCTGGTATAACAGTTTGATGTTTAACCAGCCTGAAAATATTTCATTGCACGAGGTTTTGATTGGCAACGTGCTGAAATATATTGCCGAGGCAAGGCCGGAGCCCGATAGTATTATCAAAACATTTGGAATCGACGTTACGCGCGTTTATGATAGCAATCCGGCACTTTTTTCGAAGTATTCATACCGTGAAGAGCGCGGACAATACTTGCAAACGCCGTATTTCTCATTCGCCATTGACATTACCGTAGAATATCAACTTAACCACGGATGCGATTATGAACTCATTCCTATCGATGCTGACCATTGCTGTTAGCCTGGGCGTCGCAAGCGGGGTGATAGGCTCCGTGTACGTGCTCATCCTTACTCAGCCGGGCCATATTTTGTCAGAATGGTCAAAGCTGCTCTATCGTGCGGCTGAATGGATAGTCAGCAAGACTACAAAAGAGGATTGGCTTATCACAAAGAGGCGCGACTATTGGCTTAAACCTATTCTGACCTGCGAGCTATGTGTATCAGGTCAAGTAGCGCTCTGGACATACATTTTTACGCAACCATTTCACCTTTTCGGAATAATATTCTGTATATGTCAGTCGATACTAACAGCGTGGGCGATAGCCCGGTTAATGAAGTTGTAGTTATACCCACTGGTGCCACAAAATTTGAGGCAAACGGCAAAACGTACTACCTGCAAACGACTCTTTCAATGGGCCGTTATCAGCATTTTAAGCGTATGGAAGTTGAAATGGGGTTTAACCTAAACTTTCGAACCATCGCAGATAAGTTGATAGGCGCGTACAATGCCGCGAATGACAGCCGGTTTGCCGATACAGTGGTAGCATTAAAACAGACGCTCGACGGCATAACGCTGTTTAACGAAAACAGGTATGGGATTGCGCAGTATGTATCTACTTTGTTCATTAACACGCTGGAAGAAGACAAATCCAAGTGGGACAAAGCATTGGCCGAAAGCAAGCTGAAAGACTGGGAAAACATAGATTCCGGTTTTTTTTTAAGTTTTGCGCTCGCGCAAGTGAGGAGCTTTCCGGAGAAGTTGGAAGAAATAACCCGGATGATTCAAAAGGCGGGGGACGTAAAAGTGAAAATGGAAGAGTTTACAGAGGATTAGCCTATCAGCGCGAAGAGCTTGCAAAATATTGGTCCGAGTTGCAGCATACAATGCTTGAAGTCGCTCCGCTCAAAGATCAGCTCGAAATGGATATTTGCGAGTTCTTCCGGCAGAAAAATATTTGGGAACGACGCGCCAAGCAGCGCATCAAAGACCTGAAAACAAAAAATGGCAGATAAAGTTACCAGTGTTTATGATCTTGACGTTACAGGCATTCTTTCGGGCCTGGACAAGGTAGCTACACGTATAACAGAGGTTGATGCGCAACTTGACAAACTACCAAAAGACCCCTTTAAGGAGGCGGCAGCAGGGGCTAATAAGCTCGACACTGAAATTGCACAGGGCACGCAGAAGGTGGCGCAACTGGAATCGGTTATTACGTCACTCAGAGCAGAGATAGCCCAGCTAACTGCTGAGCAAACAAAAATGGCAAAGTCCATGAAAACAGCCTCCGACGCCGCAAAGTACGAGCAGATAGAAAAAGAGGTTGTAGCGCTACGCAATGAAATCAAACGACTCAATAGCGAGTTAGACAAGACTACTCAAAAGAGCCAAAAAGCCCAGTCTATGCTTTCGCGGATTAAAGGCGGATTCTTGGGCGCGTTTACTGGTTTTTCTACCGGCGGAGGCGCTGGTGTGCAAGCTGCCGCTGCCGCGCTTGGCACGATCAATCCGGTATTAGGCGTTACTGCCGGCATCTTGGGTAGCGTGGCCGAAAAGGCGGCAAAAGCAACCTCTGAATGGCAGGGATATAATGCGGTGCTTAAAAACTCGCTCGGCAGCCAGGAGTTGGCAACGCAAAACCTTTCAGTACTCGAAAAACTGGCCGCGCAACTTCCGTTTTCGCTCAATGAGGCCACTGAGTCGTTTACGCAGCTTGTAAACCGTGGGTTTAAGCCTACCAAAGACGAAATTAACAACTTGTCCGGCTTTGCCGCGTCGCAAAATAAAACTTTTGATCAATTGATCCAGGCCATTCTCGATGCTGAGAACGGAGAGGTTGAGCGTTTAAAGGAATTTGGTATTCAGGCCAGCAATCAAGGCAACAAAGTACGCATCACATTTCGAGGGATCACCAAAGAATTTGAAAAAGGGGCACTCGATTCGGCTTCGGCTTTTGCTGCTCTTGCAAAAGAATTGGGGAGTGACGCGCTGAATGCGGACAAAATGAAAACCCTTGAAGGTCGAATGTCAAATTTGAATGACACCGCCGACCGCATTTCTCGTAAATTCGGTCAGGTGCTACTTCCTGTCTTCGAGGCGTTTCTTTCAGTTGCTGACAAGTTACTTAGCGTAATTGATGATTCTATCACTGGCTTTACTGAATTTGACCGGCAATTGGAGAAAACCGGAGGTACGGCTGCTGTGGCTTACCCAATTTTAAACAAGCTATTTGATTTATTCTCTACGAGCAGGCAAACCGACTCATGGAAAGACTGGTTCTTTAATTTGAATGCTGGGTTTGAAAGGCTTATAAACCTTGCGGAGTTATTCGCCGGCGTTATGTCAAACCTGACAAATCCTGCCGAACTAACAAAAGTATTGGCGAGGTTTGCCGCCAATGATTCTATCATAAGCCAAGCCGTAAATGCCTATTACCACCCAAGTATAGAGTCAAGACGCGCAAGGCGAAGAGGGAATACGGATGATTTTCAATATGGACCAGGCTCCCCTATGGCACCGCGCGAGTTGACGGATGCCGAAAAGGCGCTTTTGGCGCGTCGTGCGAATGAGCTGAAAGACTTGGAGAAGAAATTGGCCGACGAGCTTTTGCGTATCCAGAATGAATACGGCAAGGAGCGGCTAGAATCATTGCGCGACAACGAGCTGGTTTATAT